GTCCGGAATTGTTGGTTTCTTTTCTGCTTGATTGGTCAGCGATCATCTCTGGCGGGCAGGCTTTACAGCTCTGCCGCTCCCGATCTTAATAGGTCGGGACCCACTGGCGTTGAAGTGCAACGGCGCCAGGCCGTACGGACTCAATTAAATGAGCTTCCGAGCTAGAAATCGGTTTGAACTTAAGACATATGTCCTTAGGTCCATTCCTTTCTTCTAGCTGTAGAAGACACTTAAGGAGTGCCGGATACCCAGTTAGCGGATCTTTACGATGCGCTACCCGAACTACCCATGCTCTTACTTCAGAGCGTTGTAGTCGAGAGTTCCACCTTTGTCGGGTGGTAGAATTACTGCTGGGTAAGCGACCAAGACCAGGAGAAGTTTCGTGAATAGTCGGTAGTGCACCAACTATCCCTTCGACAACCTTATACAGGTAGTCTGAGGTGAGTAGCATACCTTTCTTTTCGAAGAGGTGTGCAGACTCAACCCAAGAAACTATCTCGCTGGCCGTCCGTCTGTTGTCAGGGGGCATACAACGCAGGTACACAGGTGTAACCCTGCGACCATTGTATGCATCCATACCACATGACTCTCTGAACCTTCCGGTCCAGAAAGACTTGCGCATATTTACCTTACAGTGGTATTTATGTAGGTAATCGACAACAGTATCAGCATCATCTGTGGGGACAAGAATATCATCCCCATAGACGTAAACGTCCCTCGACATTTCTAAAATGTTAAGGGTCGTCACAGGAAGGCTATGCTTAGCCAACCGAGCCGCTATACATAAAGTATAGAAATACATCGACTCGATTGGAAAGCACAAAGCTGAGCCCATTGACGCAAACTTCTTCAGTTTGAGAATATTCCCATCTGGAAGTTGCGCAGTCCTGGAACGGCATGCAAAAACAGCATCCCGAAATTCGGGATGTGTAGAAAGCATGCTATACACTAGTGATGCATGTACACGATCACTAGCCGAAGACAAGTCGAGAGTTGCAAACTCGCCTGTCTGAGAGGACATTACTGCCAATCGTTGGTTAACAGTCTGATCCGTAAAATTTACGTGTCCGGCTGTAA